TCACTTCCAAGCGAGGAGACACCACAGGGGTCGACGCGGCGAACGGTCTTCTGCGCTATGGCACCTTGACAGTTGGCCCCGGCAAGGCAGCCCCTCACCTGGCAAAGGTCACCGAAAAGATGCTTTCGATGGCTGCGGTGGCTGCGAAACTGGCGCTCGGGTTGGTGGGCGTCCTGGCGTTGTGGATGGGGGTGTTGCGGGTGGCCGAAGCCGCTGGCCTCGTGCAGGCACTCGCTCGTCTTTTCGTGTATATTATATACTAGTTGTATGAAAAAATGCAAATTAATTATACGAGATGAAGTAAACGTAAAAATAGAAGGGCTCGAGCTTCCAGATAGACGAGCTCTTGTAAATAAATTTAAATACAGCGTACCGGGTGCAAAATACCTTCCGGCTGTTAGGCTCGGGCGATGGGATGGTAAAGTGGCATTTTACCAACTAGGGGGCTCAACCTATATTAATTTATTGTCAGAAATCCTTCCTATATTAGATTCGGCAGGCTATGAAATAGAACTTGATGATCAGCGGGATTATAAATTTGATTATAAATTTGACCCAATTGATGAGAATACATTTAGTCATATCAATTGGCCAAAAGGCCATCCGGTAGAAGGGCAACCGATAATTTTCCGAGATTATCAAGTTGATGCTGTAAACGGATACCTGGAAAATAGACAAAGTGTGCAGTCACTTGCAACAGGATCCGGCAAAACATTAATGTGTGCGGCAATGAGTCAACGCTGTGAGCAATACGGCAGAACACTGATTATTGTACCAAATAGGGATCTTGTTAAACAAACAGAAGAGGATTACGTTAATCTGGGACTTGACGTTGGCGTATATTTTGGCGGTAGAAAAGAATACGGAAAAACACACACTATTGCAACGTGGCAAAGCCTAAATTCAATGCTTAAACAATCTAAGGATAATGAAGCAGAGGTTGACATAACTGATTTTATTGAAGGTATGGTATGCATAATAGTCGACGAGTGTTTTGCTCGGGGCACACCTATTTTAACACCTAATGGTACAGTGCCGATTGAAACCTTAAAGCCCGGTGATATAATAATTAACTTAGACGAGCAAACAAATACTTACAAAGAAGATGTGGTTGTTAAGTTGCATAAAAACTTAACTGTCTCGGAGTCCGAAGAAATGCTGGAATTAGAATTTGAAACCGGGGAAGTATTGCAGGTTACATCTAATCATAAATTCTTAACCAATCAAGGATGGGTACGTGCAGATGAGCTAACCTGCGAAATGGAAGTTATAGACGTGAATACATATCGCTAACGCAGAAGTAGTTATATGTTTGATTGATGCAAGTACTAAAAGGAAAATTATATGAAATTAAAAAGTAAAAAAATTATACCAACCCCTAAAAAAACCTACAATTTGCACATACAGGATAATCATAACTATATTGCAAATAACGTAGTTGTTGCAAACTGTCATCAGGCAAAAGCCGATGTGCTAAAAACATTACTAACAGGTATTATGTCGCGTATTCCGATTCGGTGGGGGTTAACAGGAACAATTCCAAAAGACGAATTTGAGAAACGGTCGTTGCAAGTTGGACTCGGTGATGTTACAAATCATTTAGCAGCAAGTGACCTGCAAGAACAGGGTGTGCTGTCGAATTGCCATGTTAATATCATGCAGTTTGTTGATCCAGCAGAGTTTACAAATTATCAAGCAGAATATAAATATCTTGTATCTGATCAAAAACGGCTTGCAGCAATCGTAAAGAATATGCCCACTGCAAAAAATAAAGGTAACACGCTTATCCTGGTTAATTATATTGCAACTGGCGAAGCACTATCGGAACTTATACCAGATTCTATATTCTTAAATGGCAGCACAAAATCCGAAACAAGACAATCGCACTATAAAGAAGTAGCTAACGTAGATAACAAGACAATTATTGCAACATATGGTATTGCGGCAGTAGGAATCAATGTACCCCGAATATTTAATCTTGTCCTATTTGAACCAGGTAAATCTTTTGTACGAGTTATACAATCTATAGGGCGCGGTCTAAGAATGGCAGATGACAAAGATTTTGTTCACATTACTGATATTTCGTCAACATGTAAATATTCCAAGAGACATTTGGCTGCAAGAAAGAAATTTTATAGAGATGCAAACTATCCGTACACAGTACAAAAAATCACATGGAAAACATAACCAAAATATATACGATTATGATATGATGTGCTATAATAATATTACATAGGAGAATGATATTAGAATTTTAACACTAGAAAACGAATGCTACGAATTAGATACGTTGCCAGAAGAAGTAGATGACCTGCGATTTAGTATTCTTGATAATAGCGATGCAACATCACCGGATTATTTTTATATACCGCTTATATTTCTTGAATCGTTTAGTGCCCCTGCACTAGTATTACGAATAGGACCGCACACAATTAAGATGCCTGTGGACTGGAAAATTTTAATAGGCGAACCGGATGTTGGCGATTTAGAAGCATTGCCATTAACATCGATTAATGACAGGGGATTTAAAGCATTTGAGTTTAACCCGTTAACAAGTTTTAGCCCTACCTTTCTTGATATTGAGATATTAGACATTTACCAAGAAGTAAAGTGGTATGCACCTAAACTAAAAAATGGGCAATTTTTATGTGTTCCGCTAAGTACTGGAGCAAAACCGCAGTGTGTGTATTTTGTTAAAGATATATCGCGTAACTGCGAAGTAGTTAACTACGCAATGGCATTTTAATATGACATCGAAATACTTATCTATTGCGAATGAGATGCGTGCAGTAGACACAAAAAATCGTGCATTTTACGACAATATACCATCGGAAGAGACTAAACATTTTACAGCGTATGTAATGATGAAATGGGCATCGGATGTAGATGCAGATCCAGGTGTGCAAGAATATTATTTACGATCTACGAATATTAATGCAAATATCAATTTATGGGATATTAACAAGCATCCTAAATTGCAGTGGTTATCACTAAGTGCAATTAGTCCTAATATGGGAACACTTAGACATTCGTGGATATCTGCAAAGAAAAAAGAAAAAGTACCGGCAAGAATTGCAAAAGCAAAAGCTCTATTGGCTCAAATGCACCCTGAATATAAGTTGGAAGATATTAATTTACTGGCAACGCTAATCACCAAAGAGGAATTAAAAGAAATTAACCGAGCTTACGGTAATGCAAAGTAAACCAAAATTTACATGTAAATTTTGCAAAAAATCATATTCTAGAGAATCGACTCTTGTTAGCCATATGTGCGAACCGAAACGCAGATACAATCAAAGAGGTGAACCTGGTGTAAGAATAGGAATGCAAACGTATATTACTTTTTATAAAATCTCGCAAGGAGGCGCAAAACCTCGTACATACGAGAATTTTGCAAGCAGTTCGTATTATTCTGCGTTTGTAAGATTTGGAAATTACTGTGTTGAAACACGGGTTATTAATCCTGCTCGCTACGGCGAATGGCTGATAAAAAATAACAAAAAGCTGGACAAATGGTGTAGTGATACGTTGTATAGCGAATTTCTTATGCAGTATATACAAACAGAAAATCCGATGGATGCACTGCAACGGGCTGTAAAAGCATCGTTTGAATGGGCAGATGAAACAGGCGAAAAAGCGGAAGATATTTTACGTCGGGGCAATACAAATAAATTATGTTATATGATATCATCCGGCAGATTAAGTCCGTGGGTATTATATACTTGCGATTCAGGGCAACGCTTTTTAGATTCGCTATCTGAAGAGCAAGTAACAATAATATGGGATTATATTAATCCGGAAATATGGCAAGCTAAAATGATTACATACAAAGAAGAAGTTAATAGTGTGCAAGAAGTATTAAAGGCGGCAACATGGTAAATCATCGCGCTGATGTAGATATAGATTTGGCTAATCGCAACGACCTTATTACGTTAATTAAGTGTGTACCGGCAATGCATGTAGTAAACAATAAAATAAAGAATCACAATAGCGGCATTTACGTAACTGATATACCGTATGATCCGGTGAATCAATGTTCGGCACTTAATGTTAAAGAGGCAGAAAATCGCAAGTATTTTAAAATTGAGTTGCTTAATATGTTAGTGTATGAAAAA